AAGAGACAGGGATATGTCAGGATCACCCATAGGTGCGTGCTTATTACCGAAATAACCATATACTGTGTTGATAAAGATCTTAATAGTAAATTGCTTAATATGTAATTTATTGATCTTATCCTTAAGCTCAGGAATACTGGGATCGTCATCCTCAAGCTTCGACAATTGGCGCTTACACTTATTCATTTCATCTCTGATCTTAACACGCTCCTTGTAGAAGTTGTCAACGATTAGTGGAAATATACCTTTTTGCTTTTGTGTCGTTAACACGTTAGCGCGGGAAACACTTAGATCAAGATCTTTAACCACCTTACCGAACGCTTGCTTACTAAGTGTTGTAGGGTTACCCTTATGCTTGGTTACTGTTACATTATCACCATCAACTGTAAACTTGCCCATCTTGGTTTCAGGGGATAAGTTTAGAGAAATCATTATATTAGGGTATAGACTATTAACGTCAAATGATATAATATAGTCTTGAAAGCCCTTCTTAGGTTCCCCTACGTAAGCGCCTTCGTATTTTGACTCATTCCTGTTCGATCGTACGAATGTGGGTACCACTAATTCGTTTTTCCGGGCCTCGATCACAGCTGCGCCAGTGATGACGTTTAGGGTACCCATCGCGTTTTCGAACTGGGTTAGTCCTACGTATGCTAGCATCCTCAATAGTTCAAGATACTGAAGCTTCTCTTCCATTTTGACGAGAATGTTGACATCCTGTATATTGTATTCTACGAATGTGTTCCAATCTTTGTCTGCGAGTGTCGCGAGATTCATATCACCATAGTCGACTTTCTTCTCTCCCAGCTCGTGTTCTGCGATTGAATCGAGTTTATATGACTCCCTCAGGCCTTGACTGAACTTCTTGTATACATCGAGATAGTCTACACACGATAGTCCCTTTAAATGCCATCTGGTGTTATACTTTCCGAATTGAGATACTAAATCTCTACTATATATTACATTAATGGGTGATAACCGCTTAGCGACGTCTTCGCCTAACACTTTTGTGATTCGATTAACGAGGTACGGTATATCAAACAACTCGCTATTCCAACCTGATATAATATCAGGATAGTCAGACTCAATATATTGTACGAACGACAGTAGCAGCTCTCGCTCAGATGAACAATGCTTATATACTACATCTGTGCGGTCTGTCTCATATGGGCCCAATCCCCAGGTAAAAAACTTTTTAGTTATACTATCATATACCGTAATTACATTCACAGTGTCCGAGGCTTTGTCCGGTACAGGAAACGCGTCTGGACTATATGTTTCGATATCTACGAATACAACCTTTATCGGGAATTGTGAGAACTCTGATGTGTCGTTTTGTCTCCAATATTGATCTACGAGAAATTGTTGCGGGGCTGATATGCTTTCGAATATACGCAATGGGCCATCCTCATCTCTGTGTGACGTCTGCTCGTTTATCCATTCGCGACGGCGATATTCATTACCGAACTCTTTCTTTCTGAGATGTGTTTTATATATTGAGATCTTGTCACCGCGCTGCTTAGCCCCGGGCTCTACATACAAGTATGGATTATACGGTAAGTCGTGCCACACACGCTTACCAGATGAGTCCCACGTATACAGCCGCATTAAGCCTTCTCGTGATAAGTACGCGATGTTCCTATACATATGAGTATTATACAGGAATTACCCGTTCGCGGCAAGCGAATTTAACAATTTTCTGTTCGGGTCTTTATATGGATATTTGTACATCTCCATATACTTGTCAATATTTTCATCTAACTCCAACCATCTACCGTCTGCTACTTTCCTGCCATCTCTGGATGCCTGCCTATATTTCGTATAGTTACTAGTCACACTCTTAACGACGTCTATCATCTCAGGACCTGTCGTAAATTTATAAGGAGCATTTTCGTATGTACATAAGTCTTGGCAAGCTATCGGTAGACCGTAGCAACAAGCTTCGATGTATTTTAGGTCACTCTTAGCCTTATTGAATGTATTGTCCTGGAGTGGCGCGATAAACATATTACAATTGAGGCTGGCCAATAGCGCGGGGTACTCGTACAATCGCTGCCATGAATGGAATTCAATCTTACCACTAGTAACGAGATCGCGTAAAGGTAATGGATATGCACCTACAAATACCCACTGAAAGTCATTAACAGTCTTAGCGATAACTTCATTCACGTGGAAGAAATCGTCTCGCTGCTTTACCCTGTTTTCGACGTCAAAATGCGCACCACTTGCAGAATAAAAAATTCTCGGCTTCTTTCTATGCCGCTTATAGTTTGCCATTATTTTATCTTCATCATAATATTGACCTATCCACCATTTTGGCGGGTAGTTAGGAATGACGGTGACATTTTTATTACCGGTTTTATCCATATAGTAGTCTTTCATGAACTTATTGGTAACTGTAATCTCATCCATTTCTCTCATTATATCCAATGCGGATTGACGTATCTTAGGATCAACAAAGGCAGTCTTAAATTTATTGTAGTCAGGTATGTCCTCGTGGAACACTAAGTCATCTATCTCGTATACGATCTTAAAGTTGTGACGGGTGCTGAAGTCTCTGAGCAATTTGACAAATTTTAATTGATGCTCTGTTGCTTGGCGCTGTACACGAACCGTCTTAGTATTAGCGTACCACCTCTCATCTAGACACATCATCGTTGAACCATGAATAACCGCCTTTTGATGAGCGTTTAACATGTGACCGGGCCATATCATTCTCCAGTGACCACAACCACTATAATCTGCATAGTAATCAATACTCCTGTCAAAGTCAGTTTCAGGTGGCTGCGTGGGTGTAGGGGTTATCTGTTGCGGTTGCTGGTTAATTGCAAACGGGGAACCGATTGGTGCACCTACTCCGTTAACGCCTGGAAGTTGAGGAGTAAACATATTAATTAGTTAACAGGTTATTCATTAAAGTCAACGCGGCGGGTTATACCGTTCTCCTTCTGTAAGAATATAACATTACCGGTATTTTTGTAATGAGACCCTATCTTAACGCTCTCTTTTCTATGGCTGATAATCATGATACATTCATTGTATTTCTCAACTCGCTCGCGTAGTATGTTTAATACCAAATCAACACCACGTTCGTCAAGACTAGTATCAAGAAGTTCATCATAGACGCTAAAGTTGTATACAGCATTACCTTGAAGCTGTCTTATATCCATAAACGCGAACAAGCAGGCTAGGTCGATATTCTTTCTTTCCGCTCCGCTAAAATTGTTATATGAACAGACCTTACCCTTCTCATTAATTATTTCTTCCTCGAAGTACTCGTTGAATATGCAAATACAATTTGAGTCCATCTTATCAAGATAGTATGCTAATTTACTATTAAACAATTGGAGGATCTTTCTAACAATATACGATTTAACACCTTCTTCTGATACGATAAACTTAACAACATCTAGTATGGACAGTCTGTGCTTTATATTATCGACTTCTAGCTGTAGTTTATCAAGTCTGTCTCTACATTCTTTGATTGAATCATCAAATTGATCAGTCTCAGTATTGACTGTCTGTAGCTCACTGTCAATCTCCTCATTCCAGGATTTAAGTTGAGCTACATTCGTTTTATGACTGTCAGCTTCTCTAATCTTAATCTTGCATTCGTTCAGGCCTGATACTTTACGTTGATGATCCAACTTAAGCGTTGTCTTTACGTCTTGAGCCTTTTTTAATAGCTCCCTATACTTCGTAATGTTACTACTGATCTTATCAAGTTCAGATTTTAGGCCAGACTTCTCACTGTCAATGTGTGATCGATCGTGATCACTAACAGCTCTGAGACATACCGGGCACTTTTCGTTAGTAGTACCTATCTTCTTTAATGACTGTGTTTTAAATTTTGATTCTGCCTCTAGCGTGCTTACTTTCTTATTAATCGTAGTTAGTTTGTCCTCACATTTATCTATATTTTCTAATGCTGATTTAATTTTACTCTCAGCGTCAGGTACAGTATTAACAGGGACGTCAATAAGCTGATCCTTTAATTCTGAGAGCTTAGTTAGGTTGCTTTGCTTTCTATTAGAAAGCTTAGTAATGCGATCTTTTCGCTTAGTTACAAACTCATCTTTACGTTTAGTAGCAGCATCAACTGATCTCTGTACTTCTTCGTACTTACCTACGTCTACGTCCAGGTCTCGCTTGACATCATTATGTTCTGCGCGCAGGTTAGATAGCATAAGACCGAACACCTCTAAACCGAATATACCTTCAATAAATTTTCGCTTTTCCACTTTCTTTTTACCCATGAACGGTATTGTATTATTAAGTGTCATTATTACGCAATTCTGAAAGACGTCCGATGTAACGCTAAGCAATTTATGAATATGCTCTGTTGTATTATTAATTGAATCACGGGTCTCATCTTTACCGTCTACATATAAATAGCACTTTGATGGTTCTAGCGTTCTAACGATTTTATAATTAGTCTCGTTGTCATTATCACAAATACAAAAATCAAGATTAACCTCGCACGTCCCTGACGTTAGATTGTTGCTAATATTTTCCTTTTTTAGCTCGCGGATCGTAGTACCAAATATCGCAAAATGAATAGCATCTGCAATCGTGGATTTACCTACTCCATTACGCCTGTCGAGCTTGTCCTTGTTTATGCCAGTAATGATGTGAAGACCTGGAGTGAAGTCAACATCTACTGAATCTTCCCCGACTGATAAAAAGTTCTTTATCTTTAATTTATTGAAATTTATAACATTCATACTTACATGCATTTGCGATATAGATCGATCGTATAATCTATAACTTCTTTTTTATTTTCCATATCAATTATGTTTACAAATTCATTAATAGCAGTCTCTATATCAATACCCGAAAAGTCATGTATGATACTCTCGTCAAGCTTATACTTGTTAAAGTTAGCCGCATAATCAACATTAATTGAAAGTGGATTGAGGGTGTAAAGCTTTTGCAAGATTAGATCTATCTCATCAGGTGAGACGTTCTTATCTACGATGAATCTGATGAAATTATTATTAAATTTATCCTTTGTACGCTTAGTAATTTTACCAGCCGTAACTAACTCAGACAGATATATTTTCTTATGCTGGGGTGATAATACGTTTTCAGTAAAGTCATACTGCAATGTGTTTATATCTAAGATGTAGTACCCCTTAGTGCTGTCAATGTCACCAAAGTCCATTTGAAACGGGTTACCGAGGTACAGTATGCGACCGTTATCGTAAATCCGCTCATCTCGTAAATGAAAGTGACCGGATATAATCAAGCTACTCTTATCTAGTATGTCACCAGACTTAATACCGGTTGAACATATCTTAAATGAGTTTTGTTTAAAGTTTTGTATTTCGAAGTGACCAAATATAATATCACTCTTAGGTATGTCAGATACGTTGCATCCCCATGGGCAGAACGTAACTTGCTTATCTAATATTTTATGAGTTTCTATTTCAGATATAATCCGTATATTGCCCCATCCTGCTAA